ATCACCTCCGCGTCCTCGCCACTTGCGTAGTGGCGCTCGTCATCGATGTACACGACGATGGTGTCGCCCCGGTCCTCGCACTTGTCGATGCGCGAGACAGGGATCAGCACGTTTCCGTTGCAGCGGATCAGCACTTCTTGCCGCCCTTCTTCTTGCCCTTCTTCACTTGCGACCTCCCTTCTTCTTCGCACGCGCCGGGAGCGACTTCATGCGCGGGGTCTCCTTCGCCCAGCGCTTCGCGATCTTCGGATGCTTCGCGAACATGAAGCCTTGCTGCGCCTTCGACTTGAACGGCATCAGTAGCCCTTGCCCTTGGTCATCTTCTTGCCGACCTTCTTGGCGAACGCCTTCGCAGCCGCCTTGCCCTTCGTGGTGTACGGGAACGACTTCTTTCCGACCTTCGGCATCACTTGCCCTTCCAGCCGCGCTTCATGGCGGCGTAAGACTTCGCGCTGACGGTTGACTTCGACTTGGGGCGCGAGATCCCAAGACGCTTGCGACGGTTGATGTTGCCGACGAGAGAGTTCTTCGCCATGATCAGCAGCCCCAGCGCTTGCGTGCAGCCTTGCCGCGCTCCCCGGTCCACGACCGGGACCGAGCGCAGAACGACTTGTGGCGCGGGTTGTCCTTGTCCTTCGTCGGGGCTTGCAACTTGCTGCCCGTTGCACGGTTGTACTTCGCCCTGCCCTTCGCAGTCAGCCCAGCGCCCTGCGAAACAGGCAACTTCTCGCCGCGCCCGACTGCGAGCGACGGTCCACGCTTCCTAGCCATTGCGTACCTCTTCGTGCTTGAGGATCGACCCGAGCGTGTGTTCACCGAACTCGGGCTTCTCGGGGATCGGCTGCCCCACTTCATCACACAACATGAGCGCACCAGCGAGCGCGATGACGCGGTCGCCGTGCGACTCACGCGCACCGCTCGCCTCGTCGCGACGCGACCCGGCCTCGATGCTGCCATCGTCCAGCACCACATACTCCAGCATCTCGTCGAGGCACTCCTCGCTGCGGACGATGCACTCGCCCTGCGCCATCTGCCGCGACAGGTTGCCGAGCAACGCACGCTTCGCACGCTTGCTGCTCGTCCAGCCGACGCGCATGGTGCGCTGCTCCGTCGCCGTCCCCTCCTGACGCTGGCGGTAGATGTTGCGCCACCCGGCTCGCTCAAAGTCGTGCTGCATCGACGCGCCGGGACCGTTGGTCTCCCAGCCGATCAGCGGCTCGCGCCGACCGCGCCACACCTTGCGACAGGCTTGCGCGATCTCCAGCGCGAGGTCGTAGGGCGGGATGTTCGGATCGACGAACTCGGCGACGGTCTCGCGCTTGTTCGCGTCCATCACGCACGCCGCCGCGTTCGCGCTGCCCGTGCCGTAGGACGGATCAAGGAACACCACATACTCGCACACGCGATCAGGTGCAGCCCATACGCGCCATCGTCCCTGCGGCTGCGGCTCCAACTTGCCGTTCACGATCTCGCAGCGCTTCGCAGTCTTCGCGTACTCCTCGCGGTGCTGCGTGACGATGTGCGATGCGAAGAACGACGCGCCGCTGCCGACGCTCTCGGCGAAGACGTTCTGCGCGAGGTCGATGCGATCACGGCGGCGCAACTGGTCCGACAGCCACGGTGTCCATGTGTAGGTCGCGCCAGCGAACCCGGTCACGCTGCCGTCCTCGTCCACGCGCTGCACCGCGCCGCGTCCCTTCTCGGGATGCTGCCAGTACATCAACTCGACAAGCCTCGGCTCGCCTGTGGTGCGTGCCGTGCTGACCAGCCTCGCGTACTCCGTTCCCGCGCCGATGGGCGTGCTGCACGCGATGCGGCACGACGAGCAGTCGGCTGCGCTGCGCCATGCAGCGTCGGCGTGGTCGAGCGCGGCGAACTCGTCGAACAGGACGAGCGTGCGGCGACCGCCGCGCCCGATGTGTTCGGTGCTTGCCTGTCCTGCGATGGTCGCGCCGCTGTCCGGGTGACGCAGCATCATGTGCTGCCGCCACTCGCCGCCCTTGGCGAAGCGCTCGGGCTTCGCCGGGAGCAGCCACTCGGGCTGACCAGCGACGAGGTAGTCCACCTTCCAGAAGAGCGAGTCGGGGTCGCCCGTCCGGTCAACGAGGTCTTCGACGCGACTGACGAGCAGCGACTGCCAGCCGTGGAACATCCAGCCCCACACGCTGACGGCGCACAGCAGCCACGACGCTCCCATGTCGCGAGTCTTCCGCACCACAACATCACGACCATCACGCACAGCAGCGACGATCTCGCTCGCCGCGTCGCGCTGGCAGTCCCACAGGATGAACGGTGTGTGCGGTGTGGTGACCGGGCGCTCGCGTCCGGTCGCATCGATCTCCTTCACGCGGTACGTCCACGCGCAGCATTCACACCACGCTGCGAAGTCTTCACGCAGCGCTGCACGAAGATGCGCTTGCTCTGTCGGGTTCGCACGCAGCACGCGCTCGCGCAGCGCGATGATGCGATCAGTTTCGCTCGACACCGATCCGCGCTCCCCACTCGCGCAGCATCCGCGCTCCAGCGCTCGCGTCGCCGTTCTCGATCTTGATCGCGCCGCCGTCCGCGCCCGTGTGTTCGATGGTCGTGCGCTCGCGGTACTTGCGCGGTCGCAGCGCCTTGAGCCGGAAGATCAGCAGCGTCGCAGCGCTGCGGTCCATCTGCCGCTGCCCGTTGATCGCTTCGTCGGCGATCTTCTCGTAGCGGTCTGCGATCTCGACATCGAGCGCTTCCAGCGCTGCGTGGAATTCGGGATCGATGCGCCGCCACGACGAGGGCGTGCTGATCGCGACACCAGCGATGCGGCACGCGCCGTCCCAGCCGTGATCAGGGAACGCAGCCAGCCACGCCTTCTTTGCGGCTTCGATATCCCCCGCCGCGCTCTTCGGCGGTCTGCCGGGTCCACGCCTCTTCGGTGCTGGGCTGGGCTGCGGGGTCATGCTGGGCTGGTTACCACACGCGGCTGCGAAAGTCAGCGATTCCAGCCTGATTTACCCACTTGCCTGTCCTGCCCTGTGTGGTACTCTTGTGGTGCGTTGTGGGAGTGTTCCCACAGCGCTACGCAACCCGGACGGAGAGACACCGATGACCACCGAGACCGACTACGAGATCCGCAAGACTGCTCGCTGCAACCGCATCGCACGCGACCCGCTGTGCGCCATCGCGGACTTCGTGCGTTGGCACACCAAGCGCGGCTTCACCTTCACGATCCAAGACGAGGAGTGCGAGGGCATCTGCACGCCGCGCACGAAGCGCGTGATCGAGATCATCCGCGCCGTCTACGAGATCGAGATCGCGACCTTCAGCATCGTCGGTCCCGATGGCAAGAGCGACGGGCGATGGGTCACCTTCATGTTCCCGAGCGCCTGCAACTGCTCGCCCGAGGAGTCGGTCTCCGACTTCGGCGTGAACGCGATCTCTGACGCATGGAGCGAAGACTTCTACAAGCGCTGCGACGCGCACCGCTGACCACACACCACACACCACACACCACACACCACCACAAGGAGACACCACAATGGCACGCAAGCAGACCAAGATCGAGATCGCAGCCGCACACGCACGCGAAGCAGCACGGGCGCTCAATGCAGCGCAGGAAGCCGTCGAGGCGGCACGCAAGGTCTACATCCGGGCGAACTCGGAGTGGGTGCGCCTCAACGCGAAGCGCGACCAGCAGCGCAACACCGAGTACCGCGTCACCTTCCTGATCCCGTCGGGCGACGGTGGCTGGGACACCGACTGCGATCACTACGACACCCTGCGCGAGGCGCGTCCTGTGGCGCAAGCGCGTGCGGCGCAGCGCGGCTGCGCGACGATCATCGAGCGCGTCAACCGCCTCGCCGACACCGAGACCGTTGTGGCGACCTACGGCGACCCGGCGGCGCTCGCCGACTACGGCATCGAGGCAACCACCTGACCCCCAGCCCTGCGCCGCCGGAAGGCGACGCACGGGCTTTCGCTGTCGGCGCGTGCCGCCAGCCGTTCGGAGACACCAGTTTGGGAGACACCACCGTGACCTACTTCATCGAACTGTACGACAGCAACCAGCAGCACATCGGCACGCGCAGCCTTCGCGCCGTGACGGAGGGTGATGCCGCCGACGAAGTCTGCCGGATCCTCCGCAGCATCAACGAGGAAGCAACCACCGCTCGCCTCTTTGAGCAGCCCCCGCTCGCGAACTACCGCGAGATCGCGGTCTATTCGCTCTTCGCCAGCCACACCGCCTGACCACTCGCACCACACACAGGAGACACCACCGTGAACACCAAGACCTCGACCATCACCACAACCTCGCACCACATCGAACTGCTGACCGACACCGGGATCCGCATCGAGGCGACCATCGTGATCGCAGACCGTGGTCGCATCGACTCCTGCGTCATCGGGGGTGGCGATGAGTGGCACACCTTCAGCCTGAACCTCGATCTCGATGGCGTTCGCCCCATCTACCAGTTCCCCGCTCGCGCCGTGTGCAGCGCGGCGCGTTCGTACCGCGCTCTCGACCGCGTCACCTACCAGCCGCACGACACACTCGTCCCCGAGGCGCTCGACTTCGTCCTTGAGAGCATCCGCGCAGGCATCAGCACGCTGCTCGTCGAGTTGTCGTTCCTGTGCGGCGAGCAGACCAACCGCGCCAACGCGCAGAGCATCGGGTACGCGCTGCGCGGCTGCATCATCGCGAACTGCACCGTCGAGATCACCAAGACCTTCAAGTCGATCTAATCACGCACCACACCACACCACAGGAGAGACACCATGAACCGCACCACCACCGCCAGTCTGAAGCACGCCGTCCGTCGCCTGAACTTCGCGTTGGAGATCGTCGAGAAGTCCAAGGGCGAGTACATCGTCGCGCAGATCCGCACCAACAACCGCCCCCGCTGGGCGCTTCAGCGCGACTACGCCACCGGACCCGTCGCCGTGACGGGCTACCGCCCCGCTGGCGACATCCTGCGCCACATCGAGGCGATGCTCGACGGCATCGCCGCCGCTCGCGGTCTCCCCGTGCCGCGCTCGATCTACGACGGGTTCATCAAGCGCAGCCCCGCTGGCAACAGCAACTCCGTTGGCGCTGCGACGCTGCGGCAATGCCTTGCGAAGCACGAACCGTTCGCCGCCGTGACCAGCCAAGGGTTGGAGACCGCCGACGGCGAGAGCGTGTGCGAATTCTGCAACCGCGTTGGCCCCGGCAGGGCCGCTGTGATGGGCGAGGACACCATCCACTACTGCGAAGCGTGCCGCGCCAACGACGCGCTGGGCGCTGCGGATCGCTGCCCGATCACGGGCGACGAGTACGGCACGCTGTCCTGACGCTGTGACTCGCCCTCGCCTCCCGGCGCGAGCCGGGGGGCTTGGGCTTGCCATCGTGGCACGCACAACGCACCACAGTTTGGGAGACACACCATGAACCTCGACCGCATGACCGCGTGGACCCGGTCCTACCGCCAGCCTACGAGGCGCTGGGCGCTCGCCGAGCGCTTCCTGCGCCGCCGGGAGGTCAACCTCCAGCGTCGCCTCTCCGAGGCAACCAGCCGCCTCCACGCGGCTCGGCTGCGCTCCCGGCTGGCGACGGTGCGCCGCTATCAGGAGACCATCGATGAGAACTGGAACTGCTTGCACGGGGAGAGCGCCGCCGCGTGCGCCGCCTACTCGGACCACCTCGTCGCCAAGGGCGAGTGGGAAGCGCGGACGGGCGAGCGCTGGGAGGGGGACTGACCATGCGAAGCCACCCCACACACGCCGCCCTGTCGCAGGCCATCGACGAGTACGAGGCCGCGCTCTTCGCCGGGGCGTTCGGCCCGGTCGAGGCCAGCATCCGATCCGAGTGCCTCCGGTCCAAGGTCACCGAGGCCCAGCGGGTCGGCCTGCTGCCCCTGTCCCTGATGCAGGATCTGCTGACCCGGCTGGAACTGATTCACCTGTACAGGTGAGAACCCATACAGCCCTGTCTGAAATACCCCCCCGGCTTCGGCTGGGGGGGCTTTCGTTGGTGACGATTCCAGCCTTCCGAAGAAGTGCTTGCGCCCTGTCTGACTTTGTGCTATCGTTCCTGCAACTCAACACACGCACCGCGTGGTGCGCGTCGCGAGGAACCCGAGCGTTGCGGCGCTCACAGTTTGGGAGACACTCACATGGCGCACGAACTCAAGAAGAACGACGGTCTCGCCCTCGCCGACACGGGCGCGTGGCACGGGATGGGGACGGTGGTCAAGGGCGCGATGAACCCCTTCGCCGCGCTGAAGATCGCGGGGCTGGAGTGGTCGGTCGAGGAGTCGGACAGCATCACCGGGATCTTCAACCCCGGCGAGCAGGACGAGTACCGCGTCGCGACCGACAGCGCCAAGGTGCTGGTGCGCTCCGATGACAAGTCGGTGCTGGGCGTGGTCGGCCCCGACTACACGCCGTTTCAGAACCAGCAACTCGCCGAACTCGCCTACGCCCTGCGGTCGAGCGCCGACGGGAACGCCGAGGTCGAGACCGCCGGGTCCATCCGGGGCGGTCGCCGGGTGTGGATGCTGCTGCGCGGCAAGTCGGTCGAGTTCGGCGCGGCGGGCGACGAGACCGTGCCGTACCTGTTCCTCGCGAACGGTCACGACGGGTCGCTGGCGCTGAAGGCGATCCCGACGGGCATCCGGGTGGTCTGCTCCAACACGTTCCACATGGCGCTGGGCGCTCGCCGGAACGCGATGTCCTTCCGGCACACCCTCAACCTGAACACGCGGGTCGAGGAACTGGCGCGGTGCATCAAGAACTGGGAGAACACCATCGAGAAGGGGGCCGAGGTCGCCCGCAAGATGGCCGCGACCCCGGTCACCGTCGCCAAGGTGCAGTCCCTGTGGGTCGATGTCATCCAGCGCATCGAGGGCGCGGAGATCCCGGCCAACCCGAAGGACGGCTGGGAGCAGCGCCGCAAGGATCGCGCCGTGGCTGGGCTGGCGCACGCTGCTCGCGTGTTCGACACCGAGAAGCGCGACTACGGGACCAACCTGTGGGTCGCCGCCAACGCCATCACGAACTGGATCCAGCACGCCCGCTCCGAGGAGAGCGTCCGCACGAAGGACAGCGCCGTCCGCACCTACGCTGCGTGGGACGGCACGGTCGCCGACGATGTCGCGACCGCGCTCGACGCGGCGGCGGAACTGGTCGCATGACCTGACCCCGCCCTGACCCCGCCCCCCGGCGCGTTGCCGGGGGGCTTTCGTTTCAGCGCCACACTTCACACAACCGTAGGAGACTTCCGATGCACACCCTGATTCTGATCGCGCTGCTCGCCTCCCCGCCCGACTTCGTCATCCCGCTGCCCCGTGGCGGCTGGGCGACGGGCGATTCGTTCATCATGCCGACCCCCGGCGGCGGCTGGGCATGGGAGGGCGGGTTCGCTGCGCCGCTCCCCGGCGGGGGCTACGGCGGCTACGGGTTCGACCGCCTCCCCGGCTTCAGCCCGGTCGCGCCGTGGGGGCTGGAGCGCCAGCCGCGCTACCCCGGTTGCGACCCCGGCATCCGCCGACTGCCGCGCACCATTGACCCGTGGGCCGAGCGCGACAGCATCATCCCCTACCCCTACTCCGTTCGGTAGCATCCGCCCCGGCAACAGCCTCTTCACTTGGAACAGCCCGTGCCGATTGGCACGGGCTGCTCTTTGATCCCGCCGCATTCCGTCGGCACACGCCGGGGAACCTCGTCAGAGAGGCGGGTCGCCTTGACTCATCGCGGTGATCCGCACCAGCCCGCGTGCGCGGTCGGTCGCAGGATGCACGGCGATGGTGACTTTCCTGATAGCCCTGTCATCTTCCCACCAGCCCGCGTCGGTGAGTCCATCGAGGTACGACTTGCACCGGGACAGCGCATTGTCGCAGTCGATGAGCCGCTTCGTCGGACAGTGCCAATCGATCAGCACATGGGCATCGGACAGGGGCTTCCGAGGAACGCGGCCCCCGGCGATCCCGAACGCCACATAGCGGTCGGACTTCGCCGTGCGGGAACGCACGACCCAGTGCGACCGGGAGTTCGATCCCTGCACCTTTGGCAGCGGCAACTCAATCGTCCATGCTCTTGCGTCGCCTGACATACTCGACTCCTTCCGAGATCTTACGGACATCCTTCTCCGCACGCAGCACCAGCGCGACGATCCGCTTGCGAACGACCGTGTTGCAAGTCTTCAGCATCGCCAGTTCGCGCAACTCCATCATCATCTCGGCGACCATCTCGTCGAACGACGCTGCCTCGATGGCCCTGCGTGATTCACGTTCGATAGCCTTGCCCAACTGGATCTCCACGATCTGCAACCGTTCGTTGACGGTCATGTCCGAC